TCCAAACATGTGCCCCCACAGCAGGTATGGTGAAAGAACCTTTTGGTTTGTTGCTGTAACTGGCAGGTTTGTAGCTGGTACCATATGCATTGCCCTTGTTGGCCCCTGATGTGGCTGGTGCTGCAAAAGCATCACTCAGTGAAAAATCATATTTCTCATACACATTGGCAGGCTTCTCTCCAGTGCCATCATCATTTTGACTGTACTTGGTGGCTTTAAACCCTTCCACTGGCTTGGTTGTTTCATAATTGTTGCTGTCACTTATGGAAGCCTGTTTGTCATAACTGTTGTATCTGCCGGAAGATGTTTCACCTGCCAAAGGACTGGCACACTCTGCCCATGGTAAAATGTCTTTTAAATCTTCAATGACATCATTCAAGTCGCTGTTAATATTCTTACCTAAGAATTTAAATTTTTTATCCTTGGAATATTGATTCCACTTGTCATAAACGTTGGGCGAAATGTGCGGGACAAATATCTTCACTCTGCCTGCATGTGACGGGTCATTGTTGGCAACAACAATGCCCAGGTAATTGCCAAGATATTTCTCTGGACTAATCATACGTATAATTTATCTGAGTATTGGGGTATATCATTAAGTTTAAAATTGTAATTTGATTTGGGTGGTATCACCTTGACAAGCACTTCTGCAGGTGATGAATTGGCAAAATTCAATGCATCAATTGAGGTGTCAAAAAATATGTCCACCACTGGTATGGTGCCATTGGATGCTGCACGTCTCTTTACTGCACCCCCAGTATCCACAGCTATTCTGGATCCTATGTCATTAAATATCAAAGTACTGAAGTATAGAATGGAAGTATTGTCCACAGCTGCACTCACCCCTTGTTGCAATCTCACACCAGTGGAACTGTTATAATTGGCAGAATTGTAATCAGTGTTGGGGCCTTTGGCCCAATATACAGTTCTTCTGACCAACATGGTATCACCAGCAGCATTGTTGCCACTCAATTGTGGTTTTGATAACTGAGCAAGATTTTGTTGACCTGATTTTGTAAAATTAGAATTGGATGCTATGTCTAACACATTGCCAGTGGTGGTAGATACAAACTCATCGTACGATTTTTTAATGATGCCCTCCAGAGTGGCAACAAAATTTGATTGTTGATTCAAGTCTCTCACTTGTTTTGTGGAAAAATTAGCAATGGAATCAATGTTTTGAAACACAGATGATGCCATGGTGCCCATTTGAGTGATGTTGGAAATGTTTGTGACCATGCCCACTACTTGCTGTGCAACTGAATAGGAAAAACTTTGTGCTTGTTGCAGAAGGTCTGTGCCCAACCCATAAAACAAAGTGCCTATGTCAACATTGGAAACGGCGCCTATGCCTTTGGTAATGTTCAATATCTCTTGGGTGGTTTGTGCGATGATGGGCAAAATGTTATTTGCCACCCCAGTGATTGTGCCTGCTAATCCACTCCTGCTGCCAAGTGTTGTAATGGCCACATTGCCCATGCCTAACAGGGTGTCCGTTGTCACCTTGACCAATTCATTGCCTAACGAATCAAAGGATGGTGTGGCAGTGAAGGCATTGAAGTTGGATGGTGACTGTAATTTTTGTATCAAACTTGATTTAGACGTGTTAAGATCAGGTAAGTTGTATATCACCTATTATTTAATTGATAAATTGATTTATAGTATGTATAATTTACAATGGAATTATGAAAGTATCACATGAATCTCCTTTGTCCATACTTGACTATTCCAGGGAATATAATGATTTTGACTACTGTCTTGTGCATCTTTTGGATCAATACCCGGTGTATAGTGACTTCTTCAAGTCTGCCAGAATTACGTACAATAGAGAAGTGTTACTTGATAATTCCATCTTTGAATTGGGCAAGGCTTTTGATAGTCATGAGTTTTGGGTAAAGGCCAAGGAGATCCAACCAAATATGTTCATTGTACCAGATGTGCTAGAGGATGCAAATGGTACAATACAAAGTTTTAAAGCTTTTGAAAATTACACACTCAACATTAAAGATAGTTTCTCAACAAAAGCCATCGGTGCTGTGCAAGGTAAAACTTGGCAGGAATTAAAAGAATGCTACAAGTTCATGGCCGACAATGCGGATATGATTGCCATTAGTTTTGATTTTAGTTATTATCAAATCACCGGTGAAGGTAAAACACACTTGGAGAAATGGTGCTCAGGTCGTCAGCGGTTTATTGATGATTTAATAAACAGCGGGGCATGGAATTGGAGCAAGCCTCATCATTTACTTGGTTGTTCTTTGGCCAAGGAATTTAGATACTATGGTGTTAACCACATTCATAACATAGTCAGTTGCGATACCAGCAATCCTGTTGTTGCTGCCATTCATGGATTGAAGTATGATGCTGATTACGGGTTAGATAGTAAACCTTCAACAAAACTAGCTGACCTCATTACTCATAATTTTACAGATGATCAGCTTGAACTTGTGAAATACAATACTACAATGTTCAAGAAGATTATTCACAGATGAGACCTTGGATTGCATTTTTTTCTCAAACAGGCACAGAAATACAGGAACTGTCCAAAGCTTTGGGCGTGTATCCAGAAGCCATAGTAACCAACAAAGCCGATCCAAGAAATGTTAACAAAGAGCTGCTCAGCACAACTCAATTCAGAGAGCACAAGCTCAACAAAACAATTCTGATGTCACTGCCAGCTAAACCGGTGGCAAGCGATTACTTGAGGGTGTTGGAGCGTTATGATAGCCCCTTGATAACACTGCATGGATTTCTCAGAATAATTCCAGAAGAAATTTGTAATAATTATGAAATGTACAATCTGCATCCAGGTCTCATCAACAAGTTCCCTTCATTGAAAGGATATAATCCACAAGAGAGAGCGTTCAATGATGGATACAAGCTGGCAGGTTGTGTCATACACAAAGTGATATCAGGGGTGGATGAGGGTGAAGTGCTTCTCAGCCAGGGTGTGAGCATAGAAGGCATGGATCTGAACGGTGTGTATGCAGCATTACGAGAAAGTGCACTTGACCTGTGGAAAAGCTTCTTCACAGGGCATAAAATACTAGACAAATGAACTCACAAGATTATATTAACAATGTTCAAACCACATACCCCAAGACCTGTGATGAATTCAAAAAAATACAGCAAGAGCAGTATGAAGTGTTTTGCAAGAAGCAATATGATTACGGTCCCCATAACATAAGCTTGGGATCTGATCTGCATAAAACTGAAGATGTTGCAGCTTCTGTTTCAGCCATTGTTGTCAGATTGAATGATAAGGTGCAGCGATTGATCAATCTGGTGTTGCGCAAGAAAACTTTTGAAACTGCCAACGAACCAGTGTTTGATGCTTTTTCGGATACTGCAGTGTATTGCATCATTGCAGAAATCGTGAAAAGGGGCAAATGGAGCAAATGAGAAAAGTAACGTTGAAGCAGACCTGGGTAGATGATGACAATCATTTTCTCAAAGGTTATTTTGCTAATGAAATTGAGTCAGAAGAAATTGGATTTTTTAAATTGCTCATTGGTAAGATTAAATTATTCTTAAATAGAATTCTTAAATAGATTTTATTAAAACACAGTATATAATAATGTAGCATGATATTCACCTTTACAGGTCCTCAGTCTTCTGGTAAAACTACTCTACTCAAGGAGTGCAAGAAATTTTATGGTTCCAAGCTATGGTATGTGGATGAAGTCACAAGATTAATTAACCGTGAGTATGGGGTTGATATAAATGAGTCAGGTGCAAATGATGTGACTCAAACTCTAATATTAAATAAAGAATTTGAGAACTTGATGTTCAATTACAAGCTGAGCAAGTTTGAAGGTGCCCTGCATGATAGATGCATCATGGATGGTATGATATATACGAGTTACTTTGCTTATAACAAGCTAAAAGATTTTCCTGTATCAAATAGTCTAGGTCTCATGTACTATGTGCATTATATTCACAAATATGATCATATCTTTTATCCAAGTCCTCATGATGTTCCGTTAGTTGATGATGGCGAGAGAAGTACAAATAAAGAATTTAGAGATGCAATTATTGATTCGTATGAAAATTGTTGGCTTAAAGATGAAAGGTTGAAGGGCAAGGTAACTATTTTAAAAGGAACAGTGGAAGAACGCATGGAAGCTATTAAAATAAAACTCAATGAATACGGAATTAGATAACAGTAACATATCAAAGCATCTGGGTAAAATAACCGGGTACAAATGTACCTATGATCCCTCGCTTTTGGTTCGTGAGCCTAGACAGAACAATAGAAAGCATTTGGATATTGCTGATGATAATCCTCCTTTTTGCGGCTATGATGTGTGGAATGCTTATGAAGTATCTTGCTTATCAAATGAGGGCATGCCCATTGCAGCCATAGCTAAAGTTGTGTATCCAGCCACAAACAAGTACATTGTGGAGTCCAAGTCTATCAAGCTGTATATGAATTCGTTTAACATGGAGAAGTATCAAGGCAATATTATCAGTGTATTGCAGCAGCTAGAAGCTGTGATGGAGAATGATCTCTCCAAATTGCTTGAAACTGAAGTTAAAGTCTGTGTCAGACTCACAAAGGCAATTGACGATGCAATGCATTACCCATCTCTATTTCCTACCGCGCTATATCCCACACTTGAAAATAATATTGACGTGACGACTATTAAGTCTCGTGGTTATAAGGAAGATCCTAAGCTGCTTGGCTGGCTAGAAGGCAATAGCAATAAAGTACAGCGCTTTCATTCAGCGTTATTAAAGAGTAATTGCAGGGTCACATCTCAACCGGATTGGGGGGATGTTTATATTCATTACAAAGGACCGTATGAACTCAATGCAACCTCTTTATTACAATACATTGTCTCGTTCAGAGATGAATGTCACTTTCATGAAGAGATTTGTGAGACCATCTACAAGCGGTTGTATGATTTGGTGAAACCAGAAGAACTAATGGTGTCGTGTCTGTATGTGAGACGTGGTGGTATTGATATTAATCCTATCAGAGCCAGCAGCCAAGAGTTATTGAAAGAGAATTGGGCTATGTGGGACAAGTGGAAGTATTTTACCAAGACCGTCAGACAGTAATCAGCTGAGCTTGAGTAGGTAGTTGGTACGATTGATCAATGCAAGCATTTCATCCCTGATATTAATCAAATCTGTGTCTGTTGCTGGATTTAGCTTGTTGCTGATATCTTGTAAAAATTCTCTGTAAGTCTCCATGGCTGTGTTCACATCCAATTCTTTGTCATCAAACAACATGATGTTCATGTTGCCATTGGACAGGTCCACCTCTGTTCTGCCCAATGCTGTTTCTACAAAAGTATCTATTAAGCTGTCCAATCCTTCATAAGCTTTGCCCAAGGCCTTGTGTGCAGCATAACTCTTGGTTTGCCAGTGGAATATTCTCAACTGGTTTTGCATCTGCAATAAATCTCTTATGGCACCATGCATATAAAGATTTTAAGAAGCTTTTGTTCTCAATGCATATTGATCAAAGATGTAATATGCTGTTATAGCTTGAAATGTAGAATCAACAAATGCATTGGATGTGTCTGGACCATCAATGCGCACTGCAGTGGTTGCTGGGAAAGTAGTTGGATCTGATTGTGTCAGATTAAATAACGCACTATTTAATTTGGCTTGAAATGTATCAACTTTGGTAACTGTGATTGGCATAGTAATATTTATGCCCATTATGCTGTATTTTATGTGTTTATATGCATGTCAATGCCACCACTCTAGGATAAGATGTCTTTGCCTTCAGTTACCAGCTGTCTCAATTGACTCAATGTTTTGCCAGTGTCATATTCAAAATGTGGATAATCTTTGAATGTCCTCCAATTTCCACCCCAACTGATGTCATATTTTTCTGCAACTTTAGCAGCCTTTGCATGAAATGTTTCAGCTTCTGCAGGACTACTGGCATCCACATACTTGCCATCTTTGAACACCCCCATGTCCACAGCTATGCCATAATTGTGATTGCTGTAACCAGGTTTTGCGTTGGTAACCACTTTGCCAGGTATTGTTCTACCTTGTGCATATATTTTAGCTTGTTCTTCCCAAGTTCTATTGCCTGAAATGGCTTTGTATTCATAACCATGTGCTTTTGCTAGTATCTGACATTCAGCTATCCAGTTCTTGAACAATTGCTGCACCTTGGAGTGCAATGTGGACACATTTTTAGCACTTCTTTCATCCAAGACAGTCAAATCTTGTTTCTCTTCCTGCATGGGTATAAGTTTGGGAGCATTCACAATTGGTTCCGTTGGTTTGCTTGCAGGTTTGCCTGGAACGTTTTTGCGCAGACCATTATCTCTGGAAGACCATCCCATGTTTTATTTATTCTTTAAAAAGCTTACCATTCATTGCATCTTCAGCAGATTGCATGGTGGGTGTGCTTGGATACTTGGTTTCATATTGTTCTGCATTCTCCACAGGTGAACAAGAAGACAAAACAATTGTCATGATTGCCCATATAAAAAATTTCATTTGATCAAATTCTTAGTCTTGTCCCAAAAAGAATCAGGCTCTCTGCCATCTTTTCTCCAACTGTTCAATACACCAAAATAAACTAAATGCTGCTTGTCAATGCTGTACAACACATCACCATTTTTACTCAATGATTCACTTATTCCATCATTCTCTTTCAATTCTACACCCTTATAGAACCGGAATTGTATGTTATAATATTTGATGAGATTGTTGTATCTTTGCACACCATTGCGTGTCAATATGGCCTTTCCATCTGCAGTAAAACCTAACACCCCAGAATTCATTTGGTCATGACCTTGAGGTGTGGTGCTGTCAAAAGATGCAGTTTTATCCACAACTTTGTCCGGCGTCACGGTTGCACAACTTACTAGTAACAAACTACTCAGACAAATGACGGCGAAGCTTTTCAATGTTTTTCTCCTTTACAGCTTGTTCAATCTTGTCTTGCAGGTCCACTTCTTTTTGCTGCAGTTCAGCTTTTTTCATGTCTGGGGTGTTCTTGTGTCCCATCCAATTGTTAATCAAACCAAAAACCTCACCAATGGCCTTGAATATGGCAGTGAAGTCCATGTTATTTGACTGTGTAAGATGCTGTGGCATCTTTGCAGCCCTTGGCAATGGCATTCAACACTTCAACTGCAAGCTTGCCATCACCACCCAATTTGGCAAATTGTTGTGCATAAATGTCTTTGATAACATTCACATATGACACCCAGTGAGTCTTTTCAGTGGGCAGATAATCTGCAAGGGCAGCTTGCAGTTCATCAGGTGTGGGTGTGGAACCACGAGTCAAACCCTCAACCACAGTGGCCACGTGATTGATCATCCTGGCCTTCTCTACTCTGTCTTGTGGTGAGACAGCTTGTTCCAGCACAACAGTGCAAGCTAATGTAACTGCAGGTGCAACATAAGGCAGTGCAGTTTTAATATTTTCAGCGGCAGTGGTTCCACCAGTAGCATTGTTGTTGTTGGTGTTGGTTGTGGTGCAGCCAATTATCAACAAGGGCAACGAAGCAATAATGAGTAATTTGTTCATATGAATATTTAGTTTAACCATTGATTAGTTCTACTTTATTATTTCTTTTGTCACTGTTCCTGCTGATGGATTGATCCAAGAATGCTCTGACTGCAATTATGCCTTGCAAAATAAAATTAGCCATAATAATAATTGCAGTCACTTGAGAGATTTCACTGAATGATCTGAATTGACCCAAATCGGTGATCAATGCAGGCAATGCGGCAATTAAAAAATACAATATTGCCCTTAATAAGGCATTGTTCTTCATGATATTATTTATTCTTTCGGCCATGTAGTAAATTTATTTAATTTTTTATCAGTTGCAACTGTTGCAAAAGAATATATAATAATACTATGAATAAATTAATAATTACATTGTTGGCCATGGGTTTAGCAGCATTTTCTGCATATGCAGATTCTGGTGCACGTACTCCAAGCGATGACAATGATTGGTCAGTGGAACGCGGTTTTGCAGCCGCAGGTGATGTTCTCTTTGTGAGACCTCTTGGAACTGCTGCCACCATTGGTGGTTTCGGTATCTTTGCAGTGGCATCGCCTTTTGCTGCTATGGCTGGTAGCACAGAAGAAGTGTATGACACACTTGTTCAGAACCCAGCAGATTACACGTTTGATCGTGACTTGGGTGACTTCTCCAAATAAGTAGAGTACTCAACAAAGCCCTGCACAGAGGTGACTCGTGCAGGGCTTTTTTTGTAAAGAATTAACTAATTAACCGTTCAAATTCCAGAGTCTCAGCTTCTCTGGGCTTATAGAATCAAAACCATTGGATGCAGACACTGTTTGTATGGTTTGTGCTGTGTTGATGGTGTATGTGAAGGAATCATTGTTATCCTTCAACAACACTGCAAAAGTTTTACCATTGTAGCTGTCGGCCACACGTGCTGCAGTAGTGACTCCATTTATCAAGAATTGAATAATGTTGTTACCAGTTTGTGTGGCTTCAGCATTGAACAGAATGGCGTTGGCATTGGCACCAAAGCTTGTGGCTGATACACCATTGTTCTGAGTAGTCAAATTCAAACTACCTGGATTGGTTGCGTTAGGATCTGCTACTATGTTGGAGAATACTATTAATGCCATATATTATATTTATTCTCCACACCCATAATTTCTGCAAATGTACAAAAAAAAAAGGGCACCGCAAGATGCCCCTTTTTAAAGTTCCTAGGACGTACTAGGTGAAATAATTTCTTTTGCTTAGCTCTACCTCTAATTGCTTAGAAGTATACCGATTGAGTGCCTGGCGTAAATGCCGTGCCCAGTCCGCTCAACAGAATAACGTGATAGTACAAGTTAGCACCAAAGATGTTATCAACAACTCCATAACGTGTCAGCAAGCCAACACGAGGTGAGAAGTCATTGGGACCAATTGTGCGTTGTACCATTACAGGAATGTATGGGCAATAAATGATACCAGTGTCATAGAACTCTGGACCTTTATAACCCAACAGAGCATATTCTACTCTGCCTGTGGGACGAAGGCCAGCTTCAAACTGTGCCTCTGTCCGTGTGTCACGATACACGTTGAAACGACCGCCGAGATTACCGACCTTAGCCACACCAACAGGTTGAGTGTTGACATTGCCTTGAACCGGTACCCATTGAAACTCAGGAAGCATTTCCAGAATTGCGCACACGCGAGGCGTTGCAACAACAAAGTTTGCAGCACCACGACGATTGCGAACAGCAATTCTGTTAGCTTCGATGATCAGTCTCTGGTAGAAGTCGCGATTTCTCTCGACTAGCCAGCGACCATCTGCCGAAGCAGGCGACCAAACGGAGTAACCTGTGTTGAAGCCAGCGTTAAGAGCGACTTGGATCATACGAACAATCATTTCGCGATCAATTTCGGCCTGCAACTCATACGACATTGCGTTAGTGAGTTCGGTATCGATATCGATGCCATTCATGTTCTTAAGATCTTGCTCTAATTCTACTGACCAGCGGGCAGCAAGTCTACGAGTACCAGCTTCTACAGCTGTCTTCTCAAAGGAAACTTCGATTTGAGGGATTTTGCCCGTCAACTCGAAACTCTTCAGAAGTTGTGCAACACCCTGATCAACAGTGATTGATGGGAAGAGTGATGCACCAATAGAACCAGTTGTAGCACCAGACAGAGCACCACTGGATGTTCCAGTGTAAGCTGTGTTCAGGTACTGATAACCGATTTCTTTGCCGTTAGCAGCAGACCATGGCGAACCCAGATTTGCTCCGGCATTTGTGCCAGAACCATCTACGTTGTCATTGCCCAACTGCTGAGCAGCGTACTTGTAGCGCAGTGCGAAGGCAAGACCTACTGGTCCTCCCATCGGCTGCACACCTACGATTTCGTTGGTAATTAACTCGGGGAACGTTCTACGGATCATTGGGATGAGGATTTTCGGCAGACGAGCATCACCAGTTGCATACCAGTCGGATCCACCGCCCGGTACGTTACCGCCAACACCACCATAGCTTCCCATGCCACCATTGGCATTGTAAGCACCACCAAACACACCAGTGGTTCCACCGGCCTGATTGGCTTCTGTGATGCACCATTGTTCCTGGTTTTCCAGCAACATGGCAGTATTCAAACGTGTATGATCATCTTCGATCGGCTTAACATTGTTGGAGGTGTAATCCAAAACTGGCTTCCACTTTTCCATTAATGCTGCAGCGCGTGTCTCATCGATATAGGACTGTGTAGGTCTAATATTTTTCATGATTATATAATTTTCTCCTTTATTTTCGACCAGTAGATAAAATATCTACTATAATTAATTCAGGTTTCCCTCAACTAGATCCAAATATTAATATTTGGAAAGTTCTTTAAGATAAGGATTCATGAACGTGTCACTGGTTTCTTCCTGAGAAACTGATTCTTCAACAACCGCTGAAGGATCAATCTCAGTAGAAACAGTGTTGTTCACTGCCTCATCTTTAATATTTTGAAGCCGCTCTTTTTCAGTCTTATCAAACAGACTGATTGCATAATCTACATTCTCGTTAATGAATTCAGCGGATTTAGCTTTCATCACCTTGAAGATATAATCTTTCTTCTTCGCAGGCAATGAGGCAGTCTTTTTCTCGAGAACTAATTCTGCCTTAGTTCTGGAAAGACTTTCTTTTAATACGCTGGCTTCTTTTAGAGCAGCTTCAAGCTTCTTAGAAGCTTCATCAATTTGACGCTTACCGTCTACCACTGCGTCTTTGATGCTATCTTTTTCAAGAGCAGCATCAATACCAAGGAGTTTTCTCACATTTTCTAAAACTTTAACAGCCTTGCTGTTTCTCACTGCTTCTTTAATATCAGCAGCAGGCACCACTTCATCCAGATATGCTTCTAAGTACGCGCTAACATTGTTAACAGTACCTTGTTTGAATTCACCAGCTTCTTTCTTAAGAGCAATTTGATATTTCTCAATAACAGCTTTGAGCTTTTCTGCTCTATTGGAGTCCAGAGCTTCAACAACTTTCTTGAGTTTCTCTGTGTGATCATTGTCAATAGCTTGCAAGAGATGTTCTAATTTCTTGCTATAATCTTCATCTTGCTCATCAAGAGCTTTCTCAACATGAATTTGCACTTTGCTTTGAACAGAAGCATTGAAAGCATTTTCTATTTCTTTCAACACATCTTCAGAGAGTAAATCTTGTGTGGCTTCCTTCAGGATGGATTTGATGTCACTCATTAAAATACTTTAACCCCTCTGTTATTCTTTATTCTGTTCATAAGTTTGTTTTCGACAATGGTCTTAAGATATTTATGTGCTCGAGCATAGTTTTTCTCATTAATATTTCTTAAAAAACTGGAAATTAACATTTTTTCTGACATATTCTCTCTTGAGTTATTTATATCTCCATTGCTCAATTTTGTAACTCTCAAAACAACTTTTTTTGCAGGAGCCATGACAGGCATTGGTACCGAATCATCACAACCACATGATTCACCTTGATCAGGTTGATTGTTGAGTGCCACTTTTTTGGCTAAGACTTTGGACAAACTCATAACACGTGACTAATTTTGTTGAAAAATTCCATGATTTGACCTTTGAGATAATTCTCAATGTCTCTGCGAGGTAGATTTCTCAATTTATCAGAAAAGCTCTCGTAGCATTCCTCAAATCTACCATCCTGATTGACTACAAATTGTTTGGATTCCAAAATGCCATTAACAAAAGCTTTTGGGAAGCTAGGATCTGCCACACAATCCACAGCAACCAGTCTAAAATCCTGCACCCTGTTAACTCCATTGCCCTCATCAATGAGTTTTCCAAGTGCCCTGGAGCTCATGCCAACTCTCACACCGTCATTGATAAGACTGCGCACAATTTGACCCATGGGAGTGCTCAACACTACCGATTTGCCATAAAAAACATTTCCTTGCTTGTTCATTTCTGTTACCATGTGACAAGCACGCTCTAGATTAACTTCAGCAGATGTGGGGTGGTTCAATTCTCCCATGCTTCTCTTGGTGTCAACCATTTCTGCAATGTATCTGTTGACTTCAGTTTGCATTTCATTAGCAGAATAAACTCTTTTGTTCTTGTTCACTTCCTCACATTGCATGTAAGGTCCTTTGATAAACATTTTGCTGGGTTGATTGTTGTTCCTTTCCTCAACAACATATTCAAATTGATCGTCTGGTGCTGGTGTTTCAACAAGTAGTTTTAAGGCCATGTAGATATTTATGTTTTTCGTTATTTATTTAATTCTTTTTCCGTCAAAATAGTGAATTCATATCCTCTATCTCTGCACCATTTCTTTGCAGCTTCCCACTTTGCAGTGTTTTGAATGTACATCAATTGTTCATACAATATGTTCTTTTTT